GTTCTCGCTGTTGTTTCTGTTTGGATTGATCAAGATTCTTCGCATGGTTGCCTCTTGTGGCGACCTAACCCCCTACGGAGTAACGGATAAAAGCCGTTATTTAGAGTTGGAGGTCAGGGGGTCAGGTCTTGCACTATGACAATGTTGACACCCTTTTTTACGTGCTACAACTTTTTATCGCGCAAACTATTACCCAATAATTAATTGCGCGGTACTCTTCAAAGGGTGAAAAGTCAGTGCAGAATAATCGCGCATTTAACTACACCAAGTGCCGCGCAGATAATTACCACATAATTAAGTGCGCGTACCTCTTATGACATCTCAAACATTAATTTATTTTGCAGAGGATATATGTCTACTCTTGGGCGGCTAGGTGTGTTCCAGCTTCTCCCTTTAACCTCATGTATGAGCTTCCAGTTTGCAGCTGTAAGGCTTGTACCGGACTCGCTATCTAAAATGTAGGTTATTAGCCTCTGATAACCCATTGCTTTCGCTGCCCTCCAACTTGCGCCGTACAACATAGAGCAAGCATTTGTAATGCCTTTAGTGCAGCAACGGCTAACCTCTAACGTATAGCCGTTGTCTAAGCCTCTTGCTACTGGTCGCCCGACAATAGCCACGCCAACTATTTCATTGTTTTTTTGAACGGCAATTGAAAATTTGTGACCGACAACTGGGCCATGATGCCTGTGATTTTCAGCAACAAATTGATTAGCCTCTTTTAAGGTTATGGGGGTTAATTGCATTTCATCGTTCATCAAGCAGCGCAACAACCATGTCAAACGCTGCTGACTTCAACTCCCTGGCTTTGGTTACGCTGACACCAACCTTTTTTGCTGCTCGTTTGAGACTTCCCGTCTGGTAATAGACTTGGAGGATTAAGGGATACTGAGGTTTAACCCGCCCAATCTTGCTCATTATTAGGTCAATCATTAACAGGTCAGTGTTGTAATAGGCTTTCGGAGGGCTTTTTGTTTCTTTGGCAGTAACATACTGCTTCTTCCAACTTGTCTTACCACCAACCTCTAGTGCGTAGTTGCCGTCTAAGAAACTGCTGGATGGGTACGGGTTAGAGCTTTCGCTACTGAGTTCCCGCGCCCACAGTTCTAATAACTGATCAGCCTTTTCACTTAGGCTCAAGTGCAGCCACTCGCTTGCTTAATCGCAACGCCCGTTCCGGTGTCTGGTGTTCAGCCCATCGGGAGTCCATCATCTCTACTGCTGCCAGCGTCCAGTTCTGATCTTCAACAGCGGCTTTAAAGTTTTTGAATTTACTCAAGCCTCTTTGCCCTAGTTGGAAACACATATTGACCAGGACATGCTGAAGCTCTTGCGGTAGTTCTTCCCAGTTACCGTAGATGTTCATACAACCACCTATGGCTATCTGTACGTCCTCTTGAAACAGAATGTAGCAACGGTCTTCTGAGATACATTCGTCGTCAGGAACTTCCCAGTTGACGCCGTAAATTTCCAAATGTTTTTCCGGGTCGGTATCAAGAATTTTATGACCGATTCCGATTGTTGCGTGTAGCTCACTGCAAAGATATGCATGAAGAACCTTGCCCTCATCCCCTGATATCTCTTCATACAACTCTTTGACGTCAACAGTCATTTATTGCCCTTCCTATCATCTCTGGAATTTGTGGAACGACTGCATTTCCTAACTGTTTAAGTCTGTCCACCCTTCCGGAAACCCCATTAGCCACTCGACCCACGGCGGGTTCAAGGAGCCAGTTTCCTGGTTTGCTCCGTCCTTCACTGCTGTCGTTAATCCAATTTGTTTGCCTAACCTTAAACGCCTCTGAATTGACGGATCGCGCATTGATCCTCTGTCCCTGTTGTCGCTTGCGTTCGGCGTCGGCCACATTCTCCCTTCTGCTACTTCCGTTTTCGCCACAACCTCTTCTAGATTTGTCCCTACTCTTCTCTTGCTGATCGTTGATTCCGTAAAAGTCGCCGACATTGCGCTGCACGATCGTGGAGTCGGCCACATCGTAATTCTCTCTTTTAAAGTTGTGTGATTTCTTCTCATTGAAGTGTTGCTGCCCATTTGCGAGCTCGTTGGCGTTGGCAACAATCCAGACTCTGTCCCTACGGTGGTAGGCTCCAACTGCACAAGCTGGAATAACAAACGTCTGGACGGCGTAGTCTTCACCTTCCAAGTCAGCCAGCACGTTGTCGATCCCCATTGAGATGTGTCCAGCAACATTTTCTGCAATAACCCAAGTTGGCCTGATCTCTTTGACAAGTCTGAAATACTCTTTCCAGAGAGCGCGGTCATCTGCCTCGCCTTGTCGCTTCCCGGCAGTGCTAAATGGCTGGCAGGGATAGCCCCCGCAAATAAGTCCAATGTCTGTGATTCCATCATTATCTAGCTGCTCCTTCGTCAGTGTCCTGACATCCTCATACTGGGGTACATCAGGCCAATGCTTTTTTAAAACTTGACGGCATTTTTTGTCGTACTCACAAAAGGCAACTGTTTCCATTCCCGCTCGTTCAAGCCCAAGGGAAAACCCTCCTATGCCGCTAAACAGATCAAGAACCCTCACTTAATAAAGCTCTTTTACGTCAACAGTCATTTTTCACGGCTGACTTTTTGAATTTTTTCTGCGGAACGCATTGCTCCTAGCCCTAGCATTCCCATTAACACTGTGGTCAACAAGGAGCTATCGACAGGCGGCACAGTAAACCAGATGCTTAAAATCGGAGACAAGATTGTCGAGTAAACAAGGGCGAAACAGCATGACCACCCGACTGCTGGCCTCCAACCCGCAACGAACAAAGATTTTGACGCCGCTTCAATTTTGTTTACTTCAAGCTGACCCTTAGATAACTCTTGCGCGTGATTTTCACTCATAGTGGCTATCTGGTGCGCTAGATCAGCTTTCTGGTCTTTGTCCTCGATAAATTTATCTAGCAACCCCGCTACTGGGCCAATCAACGACTCGATCACAGAATAATAACTAGCATTAACGCACCTATTAATAGGCCAATAGCCAGTGCTGCCGCTCCTAAACTTGTTTTATTAACAATCTGAATTCTGTTCCAGATAGCCTCTCCGATCTTCGTTAAATACTTTTGCGTGTTAAATTTCATTTTTAACTCCAGTTCTCAAATTCTGTTGAACCTGTCTTTTGCATACGCCGAAACTCAGAGCGGTAATGCGCTGCAACTTCTTTTTTGTTCTTTTTAATATAACGTCCAAGCGTTGTGTCATTTGATAACTCTTGCAGGATTTGCAACAGCCCCTCCCCTTTGCGTTCAATCTGCCAATCACGATGCAGCATAGGGTTGCCCGTAAAGTGCATATGACATCCGTAACAGAGAGCGTCTGCGTTGTCAGAATGAACCCTTAAAGACCAAGAACCCCTTCCATGCCAGTGCGAGCAATGTAGGGCTTGCGTTCCTAGTTCGTACTGACCGCCGCATCTTTGGCATGTCCATCCGTCACGTTGACGAATACATTTTGAAAATGCGCTATCCGCTGGTGTTACAACTACTCTTCCCATTACTCTGGCTTCCACGGCAGAAAGGCGCGACAAGGGTAGATCGGACACGCCTCTGGTATCAGCGGAGACACCTGGATAACACCACCTCTCTGTAAAAACTCTTCTGTCTGAATTTGAATCTCCCGCCGTTCTTTTGATTTTTCTGGTAGCCGCTTGTTGGGCTTCCAGCCAACCTTGTAAATCACTCCGCTTGTTTGTCGCTAGGAGGTTTTATTGCTTTTCGCAAGCCAGCAAAGTTTATGTCTTTCATGCTCTGACCAACTGAAGCGGTGTCATGTCAGGCATGTAAGTAGCTTCCCTGCCCTCGCTAGTTTGCTTTCGCGTTCTAAAAAACCCATCGTGCTGAGAGTGTTTTTTCATAAACCTCCTAGCGTAAAAAGCCCTGTAGTTGTTACCGATTTTGAACTGGCTTTCGCCGTCACCTCCAGCGTCTTTTTCCCACCTGATACGTTCAAAAATTGCGTTGACAGAATAATTCTTATATCCGCGCCGAATCATCTGAAACGTAAACTCCTCAAACATCTGGAAAACTTCTGGATGTTGTTTGTGATACGCCGTTACTTGTTCTCTCATTTCTTCAAGTCGATTCATGAGTATCCCTCGGTAAAATTAGTCCGTCTAAATCGGTTGCGGCCCAAGCCTCCATCTTTGTCAAAAGCTCAGACATGCTTATAAAATTTGCTAACTTCTCGTTTTTTGTAAGTTCTGCTTCACTTTTTTTATATTGACTTGATCCCATTGCGACAATGTCTGCGGGCATTCCCGGCACGTTGTCTATCAATTTCACGTTTCCCAGTTGACGCAAAACTAATTGTTTAATCGTGTCCTTGCTGACCATCACTTTTCGTTCTTGCAAGTGATCCGCCACAACCTTGCACCAAGCGTGGAACATTGCGTTTTGATCTAAGCTCCTCACCTCAAAATCGCCTTCATATTTTTTAAAGCGGCTAATCCAACATTTCTATTGCTTGGAGGCGGTAACGCTTCACGCTCAAAAAACCTCACCTTTTTCACATTCATCTCTCGCAACAATTTTTTAAACTCACCCAGCGTCGGGGCAAAAGTTGGGTGATGGTCAACCAGTGCAAGCAATGCTTTATCAACATGATCTGATGACTCTTTGCTCAAATGCGCCAGCCACATTCTTTTCGTTTGGCTCTCGTCCTGGCCCTTCCAGGCGTTTGTCGGATACAAGACTTTGATCGTGGCGAAAATCTTGTTGATCATTTCCTTCTGTTCACCACTCCATGTTTGTCGCGAGTTCTGTCGCGGTTGGGCCATTATTTCTTTGACTGTTTCCATAATTTTTCTCCATTCGTGGGGGATAAATATCTTTCCAACTGTTGACTACGGCTGTCTCAACCAAGGCGTTAACGTCATGCCCTTGGTGGTGAAACTTTTCAATTTTGTTGAGCAAGGTTTTTAAAGCGCGTGGGCTGTTGATGGCTTTAACCTTTTTCCTGATCGTTAAAAACTCAGTCCAAAGTTCGTCGTCTATATATATATTCTTGGTTAATGATTGGTTCAGAGGTTGAACCTTTTGTTTCTGTAGCTTTGCGGGGATTAGGTGACAGCCCCCCCTATCATTAGAGACAGGGGTGTCATTCTGGACAGGGGTGTCAATTTGCAAGGGGTACTCGTTCACTTGGTAGATGTTGCTGCGTCCCTTTTTTTCTGTCACGGTCAGAAGACCTTGGGACACCAACTCTTTGATTGCTCTGCGCACTGAAGCTGGAGAACACATGCAATGCTTTGCGATAAAATCAACTGAGGGCCAGCTGATACCTGTTTCGCCAGAGA